TTCCGCCCGCTACAGCCGTTCCCGGCACGATGTTGGTGCTCACGACACCGAAGATGACCGGACTGGGTGTCGGCTGTGTGGCTGTCTTGTTTATGAAAAGAACGCTGATGTTGTAATAGCCAGGCGAGCCGGAGTTGGCAGAGATGGAGTTGACGCGGAAAATTACATAATAACTGCCCGAGATAACAGCGATGTACGCTCCGGGAGGGATGGTACTGAGAATGACCGAAGTGTCCGCGCCTCTCGTATCGTTGTAACTGACATACATGAGGTTCGCGGATGAAAGAAGCGAGTTGTTCACCCGAATTTCACCAGAGGCGGGTGGCCCCGCGCCTGTAAGTGAAGACGAGAAGACGTAATTGAACGAGTTGACGGTATCGACACCGCCACCCGCAGCAGCAGACCAAACGGTGTCGTAATCAGTCGAACTGACTTTCACAAGTGCTTGACCGGCGGTACCACCCGGGGGAACGCCACCCGACGGGCCTTGTGGGCCTGTCGGGCCAACCAGACCTTGATCACCCTTATCGCCCTTCGGGCCTTGTGGGCCAGTAGACCCATTCGTACCTGGATTTCCTTGCGGCCCAGGGTTCCCTTGTAATCCCTGCGGGCCTGTATTTCCTGTCGGCCCTGGAATACCTTGAGCGCCAGTCGCTCCAGTATCGCCCTTATCACCTTTCGCCCCGGCAAGAAGACCGATTGAAAACTCAAGCGCATTTTGCTGAGTCGTTGATCCGCCCCAGTTGTAATTTGTCAGCGCCGCACCAGAATCTTGATAGCAAAGAAACTGAATTACATCACCGACAACCAGCTTGGCAACGGTTGTCGCAGCAGAGCGAGGGGCTACTCCGTTTTGAAAATTGCCGTTAGCCAACCCATCTTCGATCAGAATGATGCCGTTCTTCTGAATAGCTGCAAGACGATAATTTCCGCCAGCCACGAGATTCCAGGTAATGACTCCCGTCATCACATATGTCCCGTCTTGTGTAATCACAAAACGGTCGGGCGCAGCCGGACTCCAGAGATCACCTGTGTCATAGCGCTCCGTGTCGAAAACGCAGATTGTGTATGCGCCGTTTGCAAACGACTGGACAGTCGAGCGGTAGACCCGCGTTGAAACCGAGGTCGCACCGACGGGAGCGCCAACGATGTCCGACTGCTGGATGTCGGCCCAAACCGGAGCCGACTCGGTTGATTTCAGGAATTTCCCCTTTTCGGCAGGAGGGATCCCTCGAACGCCGCCGAGCCTCTGTCCAGGAGTCGGGCCGACAATCGTGCTCATTCGACTTCCGGTTCCTCCGGAATTTCCATCTTCGCCTGAGGAGCTAGCTCGTTGTCGTTGAGCAATTGCTCCAGCTTCTCGATCACCTGTGCCGCCTGTTCCTGGACTTCCGGAGAGGCCGTACGCAGCCGCTCGACAATCGCGTCATCTGTAAATGTCGTCCTCGTCTCGGTGACCTGATGCCGCTCCTGGCGGGATGCCTTCGAGAGTCCGCCACGGTCGAGAATTTCACCAACGGCGGCGAGCGTGATCTTCTCGTCCGTGCTCATGCGCATGATGTCCACGAGCGTCTGGACTGCCTCGATCATGTAATCCTGGAGCAGTTCGAGCGCCGCCTGGGGAAGTGCCTTGCGCAGCGCTATCAGCTTCTCTGCGACGTACGGCTCTGCGAGGAGAGCCGTGACCTGGGAAAGCCCCAGGTTGAGCACACGGGCGATCTGAGCGCGGTCGTAGCCTGCGAGCCGCAGCACGATTGCCATGTCCGCAACGTGCTCCTTCTCCCCCGGGAGCAATTTCCGGGAAAGAGCCATGTTCCGCTTGTATTTCCTTCTGACCTTGTTCCCCTCGGCCTGCTTCTTCCTGGCCCTCGTCTCGGGGGACTGGTTCTTCCTGTAATACTGGGTCGGCATCTAGACCTCCTGGAAAATGTTCGTTCGGTTCATCGCAGCGGCAAGGGAATGGGGAATTGCAAGCTGTGGGGACTGGATCGCCGCAACGGAGGCAAACATGGCGGCGTGGTGCCAGTGGTCGGCGTTCCTGTTCTTGCGCCAGCGGGCAATCACTTGTCCCCTCGTGTTTTCCTCTTCCACCCTGACCATCTGCGTCAGTTGGTGATAGAGGCCACCGTACGGCTTTGATTTCATCTGATCGCCGAGATCCCGCGCATCAGGGGGCAGGATTACATTGCCGTCGATCATGTCGCGGATCACGCCGTCGAGCGCCATCGTCTTGTCGATGGTCACGTAGCCGGGTTCTCCCATCTTGAGCGTGCTGAAATTCGCAACCTCGTGAGCTTGAGGTCTATCGTCGGAGAAACCGATCCAGAGACGGCCGTGATATTTCAGCGCCAGGTCGAACGACTTGCTCTTCTCGGGATGCGCGTCGATCACACCCGTCCAGGAGGAAAGCGAATTCAGGAATTTATCGAGCGAGTCCCAGGATGTGAACTGCTTGATGTTCCAGAGCATCTTCCGCTTGTGCGCATCGAAATGCCAGCACCAGCAATGGATTACAGTCCCCACGTCGATCCCGACCGAGACACTGGAATTGGGAAGCCCGCCCATGATGTAACCGGGTTGCCTGCACTTGTCGAGCAACTCCGGTGTAATTCTGTCGCCCGCAGCCGTGTAAGGCTTGCCCATGTTCTGATTCCAGAACGAGCGCACCTTCCGGACATCGCGGAAGCCCTTGAAATAATCGACCATGATCTCACGCAGCGGCTGAGTGGGCGAGTTGAACTGGTTGATGTGATAGCCGCGAATTTTCCCGTCGAGACTGTGCGCAGTCCAGCGCCCGTACTTGTTGAGAGCGGGTCTTTCCAGGTCTGAAATCTCACGCTTGCAAAACGCGCATTCGAGGACGCATTCGTCGGCCGTGTCTCCGAGCTTCAGGTTCGAGTAGTTGAGAGCCGGATCATTGAAATTGAGAACCTGAAAGCGACCGCAACCTGGGCAGGGAATCTCCCAGCGGTGCTGGTCGCTGTAATCCCATGCGTCGTCCCCGTAAACTCCGTAGCCGTCAACAGTCGGAGTACCCAGGATGACGAGCCGCTTGTATTTCGACCCGTCCATGCGGTGTTTTGCATCGGATAGATTTTCCTCGACCATGTGATCACGCTCGTCCCACATCTCGAAGTCAACTGGAACCTCCTGTAATTCACGCAGGATGTTAGTGCCTCTGATGTAGAGGTTTACGCCGTTCACCGTCTGCTTGTGCAGCCGGTTGTCAACCGAGGCGAAATTCTGGGAGAGCAGCGGGTTGGACTCGATGATCGGATCGATCCGGGCCTGAACGAAGGGGATGGCCCCGGTTTTCAGAGGCAGCAGGTAGAGGCCGTTCAATTTCCGCACGATCACGTTATGCAGGCTCTTGGTCAGGAAGGTGACCGTGAAGGCCATCTGAGCCGCCTTCGGAATTACAATCTCGGGACTGTAATCCCGGATCACCTGGATCACGTACTCGCGGCCTTCGAGGTCGAACGGTTTCCCGTCTACCTTCAAGTCCATATTGACGGCCCAGAGATCGGGTCGTGTGAGGTATTTCAGGTCGTCAAGGGAGGAGGGCTTGTTGGCGGTATTCGCCTGAGCGCGTGCTTTTCGCGTGCTGACGGGGGACACGCGCTATTGAACCTGAGATCGATTTCGCATGAACGACGTAGTTTACATCGTCAAAAAGAAACGGGGCCGGATGAAATACTCCAGCCCCGCTCTATCAGCCCGAATGCCAGTCCCGTCCGCTTCAAGGAGTGGAATGGCAGGGAGATCGTAGCAGCTACAGGTTCGACCTCTGTCTGCGCTTCCGCTCCCTGTCTGAAATTTTCTCTTCGTCTCCGTCCCGCTTGTAGAAGTCTCCCTTGATGGTAGGAGTCTTCTCCTCCCTCCCTCTAAGGTAGGAGCCATGCCGGATCGAGTCCTTGTGCCTGACCTCTTGGGAGCCGTTCAACTCGTGGACAAGACTGACGATCTGACGGGCGGTACGCCTCTTGATTTTCAACGGATTGTTCCTGCGGATGTTCCTGAGGCCGGATTGTGAAATGTTCAGCCTTCTGGCTGCTTCCATCACGCCGAGTCGATTTACAACGTGCTCGAACCAGGCGGCATACTGGACTGTGAAATCCACGAGCGGCTCTGAATTCTTCTGGTAGGAGTCGCAGGTGCGGCAAGTCGAACGTGGTTGGCCGTTCGGCTTCTTGTTGAAATTCTTGAGAGGGAGCCAGGTCGTCTCGGTATGGGAGGGGCCGTTGCAGGTTCTGTGGTCGATCCCGTCGATTACCTTGATCTTGATCTCGACCCAGGAAGGTCGTCGGGGGATGTCGTACTTTTTCATCCAGGCGAAGACGGTTGTCGGAGAGGCATTGCAGATCACTCCGATTTCACGCATCGATCTCTGCTCGTGAACGTAGAGGCGGAACAACTCCTCTCGCTCGACCCTAGGTGTGTAATTTCGCACCATTACGGTAGATCGAGTTGGCCTTCTGCCGGAGAGTATTTCCTGTCCCTTGTTCCTCGGCCTTTGCTAGGAAAATCCTTGTTCCCTCTTCCTGACCGTACTGTTGGACGAAATTCTTGTAGGCATGCTGGAAGCCGACGGTCTGTGCGGATAATTTCCAGGGGATCGTCTTGATCACACGTATTTCACCTGTTGACATTTCACTCCTAGAAGTTGCGGATTGCAAAGCCGGTGAGCAAGAGCAGGAATTCGATGGCAAGGAGAGCGACGGCTGTCTTCTGAATCCTGTCCATCAGATCCTTTTACAACGAGCGCCGTTAGGACAGACCCAGAGCGCAAGCAAGGTCTGCCAGAGAAGCGGCGATCCACAGACGGGGCAGAGTCGTTTCATTTCAGTTCACGTAACCAAAGCTAATGTAATACTCTCGGCCATCGATCAGCTTCTCGTCCTTGGGCAGGAACCGGCCTGTCTGTGTCTCTTGCAAGTCGGCAGAGATGTTCAACTGAGCGCAGAGCATCAACCGCTCGATCAAGGAAGCGGGTGTCTCGTGGTCTGTGATCGAGTATTCACCAAGCGGCAGAAGCCGGATCATTTCTTTCCTCCGTTGTAGAGGGTCAGGGCAATTACAATCATAACGGCAAGAACAATCGCGGTGATCTCCCAGTGGATCACCTGTGAAGTCGAGATGTGGGCAATCACTTCTTACCGATCAGCCAGAGAAGCCAGAGAAAGAGCAAACCGCCGACGGTGATCAGGAAAACGACAATCCAGTCGATCTGGGACATCTAGCTGGCTTTGGGCAGAGCCTGGTAGATTTCAAGGACTCTGGTTGAAATGTCAAGCTCGTGAAGCGAGCGGGCATATAAATCAGAGGCTTGTGCAGATGGAGTGCCTTTCTTGTCCCGAGAGGCTTTGAAAGCCGCATGGGACTTCTTGACCAGAAGGCAGGCGGAATCGTAGTC